CAGCCATTCGCCGAAAGGGATGATTGCCATGATATATCACCACACAACGCTGGTGCCGACGCGACCGCCGACTTGGACGTTCACGCGCTGGGTCAGAGGGGCGCCATTCCACCGCGCACGCTCGTCTGCCTGTTGCAGCCCAGCAATGGCGCGATCATAGAACCCCATCCACACTTGGATCCGCTCATCGTTCATAATGAACGGCGACGCCTCGATCAACGTCCCGTACAGATATAAATCGGGGTAGTTCGACAGGACCCAGTTCGTAGTATTGCTCGCCGAAAGTGCCGGAATCTTCGCATAATAGACAAGCGTTCCGGTATAGGTCGAATCAGGCGACGGGCCAAACTTGAAGCTATCTCCGATGACGGTGTAGTGCCGAGGTTTGCCGGTTCCGCTCGTGTACGTCGTCTCAAGATCAGACGCTGAAAGATACTCAAGAACTACATTCGGTGCGCCTTGGACAATGAAAGTCCTAGCCTCAAGGAAATCGGTCGGCAACGCCTCGGTTGCCGAGTTGATCGTGAACGAAGAGTTCGTCGTCTCTTGATGACGAGTGCGAAGGGCCTTGTTCAGCCTTGATTCATTCAGAGTGATGAAATCAGGGATTTGGGCTGTAAGATCAGGCCGAGCCAGATAGTCGGCGACGGCAGCCTGCAAAGTTGAATAAGTATTCAACGCCATTCTTACAGCCCCTTCACATCATCCCGCCGCTGATCGCATCCTGGCCGCTTCTCTCTCGGCAATCGCGTCAGCCTGCGTATAGATATATTCGCCGATATGGCCGATGTGCTGCGAAAGCTCTTGGTCGCAAAAAATAGGAATCCCAGCGGCCTTTACTTTCTCACAGAAATATACATCTTCGCCCCTAAAACCGATACCGTTTTCCATCACCTCAAACATGAAGTACGGCAACTCAATGGCATCATATACGCGCAGGTCAACCAGCTTAACACCGCCGCCGAGATGCTTTACTTCCACCAGCCCGGCGTCCCCTGGCTCAGTGTAAAGCATTCCGCCATTTTCATTTCCGAGGTGGGCAGTAGGAATGACAGGGCTTTGCCGGCGGGGATAATTCACACCAACAATTGGCATGTTGTGCCGCAGCAGGCATTGCAGCGTGTCCCTGGGAAACGTCATGTCCGCATCGAGCCACAATGCATGGGTGGCGTCCATCTTGAATGCTTCGGCCACAAGACGGTGGCGAACGTCCGGCAGAATAGATCCGTTTACATTTACGACCTCGATTGATTTCTGCCCGCCTTCATATTTCGCATTGCAGAAATTGGCGATCATGTTGGACAAGGCATATCCGAACCCGGCTTTCCATTCGCCATGAGACGGGACTAGAACTGCGATCTTGATATCGCTCATAGACTGTTGATCCTACCGTTGTGCTGCACTCGAAAAATACTGTTGCTCGGGTCATTGGCCCATCGTTTCCACGCGGCTTGGTCCCGATACCAGCCCTCTCGGAATGATCGGTTCAGGGCGTCGAGGGGGATCATCGCTTCGAGGCGCATCCCATCGGCCTTTTGACCGCCGACAAGTTCCGATGCAGCTTTCGCCAGATTCGCAGTCGGCTCAACATCGTGCTGTTCCTCAATGTATATGCTTCCGTCAGAATCGAAGTGCATATATTCGGCAGTGGTGCCATAGGCATCCAGAAGACGTTTGCGCGATCCTTCCATTACTTCACCTTTTCTGCCAGGCCGTTAAAGATTAAATGCTCGGCTGTCGCACGGTCAACCGTGATCAGCGTCCCTGTCGGCCTGGGCATATCACCCAGCCACGGCATCCCACAAAGAATGCGGACTGTCACACAGTCATCAGAATCTGTAACTTTGAACGGTCTTGCCATGAAAGAAAAAGGGGGAGAGTTTCCCCTCCCCCAATCTCCGCTAATGTTAGGTGGTAGTCAGGTCCGCGCAGACGCCGTGAGCGGCTTCGTTACGCATTTCCAGAGTAGCCTCGACCACCAGAGCCCGCCGGTCAGCATCGCCAGTCTTCGCCAGTTCAAACTGGGTGAACGGGCGATAATAAGCGACGGCCGCCATATCGGGCTGAAGGACGAACGCCGACCGCTCGCGCTGGAAGCGGTTCGGGATAACCTTCAGGTCGCCAAAGTCGGAGGCATACAGGGACGCGGCGCCCTGGATGCGATCCATAGCGATATTCTGCCGGCTGTTAGCCCGGCCGGTGAAATCGCTAACGCGCTGCTTGTTGACCGGGCCGACCATCAGGATTTCAGGCTCGCCACCAGCGGTGTAAACCGACTGGATAACGGACTTGAGGATGGTTTCGGTAAAAGCCCGCATCGAGCCGGCGGTGGCATCGGTAGCCGCCGCAGTGGCAGCAGTAGCCGAAGCGCCACCAGTGCCGCGCGAGGCATTGGTGGTCAGCCACGATTCCAGCGAACGCAGGGTGCGGGCGGTAGTGCTGTCGCCAGCGGTATAGCCCTGGTTGCCGGTGATGGTGGCTTCCAGATCGCGCTTGATTTCCTTGCTGCGCTTCGCCATCTGGTAGGCCATTTCATTGGCCCGGCCGGCGGCATTAGCGGCGATCTGCGAGCCAGTGACCACCACATCCTTGCGCAGAATCTGGCAGTAGTTACCGACGCGGGACGTCGGCGCACTGGTCGAGCCGGCGATGATATCGCCTTCGAGCTGGGCATTGCTGGTCGAGGCAGAGGCCAGGGAATCAGTCTGCCACTCGTGGAAAACGGCGGACGCCTTGGTCTTAGCCACGGCGGAGATAAAGGGCGTGTCGGCCGGGCTGATGTTGTAAATGACATCAGTCAGGTCTTCGCGGTTGCCCTTGGCGGTGTAGGTGGTGAAACCACCAGTAACGAGAGCCATGCTTCAGTTTCCTTTTCAGAGAAGGTCGCGGAATACAGCGGCGGCGTCTTCAACCCGGCCGCTACCCCGCAGGCGATTAAACTTTGCCTCGAAACGCTGCTGGCCCTGCGTCTTTACGGTCTTAGTGGTTCCCGGCTTCTGAAACTTAGGGGCATCGGCGACTTTCTTCTCGATTCCAGCCTTCTTTTGCATCAGGCTGTCATAGAGAAAAGCCTTGCGGGCAATCACCAAAGCGCGGTGATCAACAAGGCTGCCAACCTCTTCCTGAGAGTATTTCCCTGAGTTGATAAGATACTCGGCGATAGCTTTCTTTTCAGAATTGGCTTTCGCCTCGTCCTTCCATTCGGGGATGGCATCAATAGCCAAGCCATACTGTTCCTTCACCATGCTCTGGAACTTCTGGCTATTTTCCTCTCCCGCCTTCTTGGCAAGATTCGATTGTTCGGCCCTGGCGGCCTGCAATCGAGTCATATGGTCCTCAAAGGCGCGCTGCTGCTTCAGATACTCTACCGGATCTTGCTCCAGCAAATCCGCCCCAGGCGGCTTAGGAGCCGTAGACTGCAAAAACGCCGTGATTTGGTTCACGCCATCAGCATATCGCTGCCGTTCTGCGGCGACTTCGGCCTTGTACGCCTCGATAGCTTTGCGCTCCTCGGCGACGGCCTGGGTCTTCCGCGTGTAATCCGCCTCTCTCTGATAGCCCTTGATTAGCTCGGATTCGTCAACCTCTACCGACTTGCCGTCAATCTTGACGGTGTACTTACGGGTTTGGGCGGGCTCATCTTCACTATCGTCGTTTTCGGCGGGCTGGTCATCTTCGATGGGCTCATCGTCGCCATCTATAGCCGTTTCGACCTCTTCGGCCTCTGCCTCAATTTCACTATTGGGCAGGTCTTCATTGGTTTCCTCTGGCTGTTCTGCGTTGTCCGCTCCAGAGAGAATTCCGAGCATAGCAGAGGCGGCCACCTCTACAGTTCCGGCGTTGTCAGTGGCGGGAGCCGTGCTGACTTCTGACATTAATGTGGCCTCCGATATCTATGCAATATGTTATGCTACTATAACTAACAACATGGAGGCAAGAAGTCTAAAAGAAGCGCCTGCGCCCCCTCAATTCTTCTTGCTGCTTTTTCGACATTTTACCTGTGTACACGACAGTCTCAAGATGGGCGCGGACCTTAGCCAAGCTTTGCAAGTGCGCCCAAATCCTTTCGCGGCCTTCTACGTCTCGAGCCGGGGCGCCTTCCCACGCTGCGATATATTCTGATCGAATTAGGTCGAATGCTTCCGCGATCAGCGGGTTGCGCAGAAGCCTTTCGGCGTTGTCGCCACGATTGATTTCGTCCAGCGGGTCACTCATTAGAACAATTCCCTCCACCGAACGGCAGCCGCCAAGGCTGGTCATCCTCGGCGATGACCAGGACGCCACGCTCTTGCCAGCCATCCCGCTTGACCTGCTCAGGATCGCGGCGGGGGCCACCGTAACCGGGAGTGTGCCAGTTCATCGCACACCTCCTTCGGTGTCGATGGCCCAGGTCAGGATGGCCAGAGCGTCGGCCTCGTTGTCGTCTTCAGGGTTGAAGCCTTTGGCCCGCATGGCGGCGATAACCGCGTCCTTGCCAGCATTACCCTTGCCAGTGGCGTGACGCTTGATGGTGCCGACTGGCAGGCCCTGATAGGGGATGTGGTTCAGTTCACACCAAGCCGAGAGATGAGCCAGGAAGCCGCCATAGATGTGGGCGGCATCGGTTCCGGCGTGGCGGCGGACTTCCTCGAAATATACCGCGCTGATGCCCTTGGCGCCGCCCAGCAGGTGGTCGAGCCAGGAACGGAAGCGCAGGTAGCGCATGCCGCCGCCTTCGAAGCGACCGGGGCGGAACTTCATGGTGCCGGAGACAGTGGCGCCGTCGGCAAGGCGCATGGCCCAGCCGGTGGTGGTGCCCAGGTCGAGGGCCAGCAGGCCGCGCCCACCTCGGCAAAGGGCGTGACCAGCGTCCGACGCCATGGTGTAAGGAAGATTGGCGACGGGGACGCGATAGCCGCCAATGGTCATGAGGCGGGGGGTTGTCTCCAACAACTCGGCACCGTCCTTATGGTGCTTGCTCTCGATGGCCGCGCCTTCGGCCTGTAGGGCGGCGTGGTCTGTAATCATTTGCGCTTCCCGCCCTTCTTTTTGCTGCTACAGCCCATGATATCGCATCCCCTTATCCGATCTGCCCACCCATGCGGATATCGCCAACGCCAGCCCCGGAAGCCAGCCCGGATGCTTTAAGCTGGGCTTCCATCATCATTTGCTCACGCTTCAATGCCATTTCGGCCATCATCCGCTCATGAGCCAGCGTCATTTCAGCCTGCATTTTCTCGCGACCCAGGGCTATATCGCGGTCAATCCGCGCTCGCTCTACCTGCGCATCGAGTTGAATCTTTGCTTGATCGGCAGCCGCCTTGCGCTGAACATCAGCCATCAAAGGATCAGGGGGCGGCGGCTTTTGCTGCTGCCCCTGGATGCCATCAACCGCCCCAGGGTCCTTGAAATACAGCGACGGGTCGCCGAGGCCAGCGTTAGTAATCATCGCCTTGAGCGTGTTGTGATATTCGCCCATGCCAACTAACGGGTTGTCAGGCCCGGCAATCTGGAGGATAGCCTCTTGCTTGGCCGCCACCGCCATAAGATGCCCCAGCTGGGAATCCTTGTTCCCAGTCCCGAGGCCGACATTGATTTTCACGTCCATGTCAGCCGACCAGCCGCGAGGATCGATAGGCACCCATTCGTTGCGCAGCCGAATGACGGTTTCCTTGTCCTGATACTGCGTGATGAATTTCAAGATCAGACGGAACAGTCTCTTATACCCCACCTCGGCGAAAATGCGGGCGATCAGTTCGACGCGCTGCTTTGCCATATCAGTCTGGCCTGCAAACGCAGTAGCAGACACGTTCTGCAAAGCATTTGCATCAGGCCCCATTCCCTGCGGAGACGCCCCTGACCGCTCCTGGCGCACGGCGTCGATGTATTGGATCATGGGGAAAGCCTGGGCACCAACCCATGCTGTCTGAATTTCCCGCATCATGCCGGGGGCCTTGACGCGGACCACGCCACCGGGGCGGTGCGTCAGCAGGTCATCGAGGTTCACTTGGCCGTCTACAATCTCGGTGCGCGGATTGTTCGACAGATACAGCCCGTCGAGCATCTGACGCAGGATCACTGACTTAATGCGCTGAATGTCCATCACTAGATCAGCGACGGAGCGGCCCCAGAAGGTATGCGGCA